TCTCCTTTAGCTGCTTTGGTTTGGTTGTCTCCTTCTAATTTGTAATAGTAAATGTTTTCACATTCTGGACATGTATAAACAAACTGAGAATATAAAGTCTCGTAGTTGCCTTGAACTCTTTTAAGTACAAACTTATATTTAGTCGCCCAACTTGGTGCTTTTTGTTGCACTGGAATAGTTACTTGTATACTGTTTTTTGTAACTGAAGAAGCTGGTGGCGTATAAACTGCATTACCTACAGAAGTAAGAGCTGTTGAGCTTCTTCCGTAATCATCCATATAAACAATGCCTACCTCATAATCTCTATTACTATGCAATGAACTTGGATTACCTTGCTCTAGATATTGCCCTTCAACTGCTGAAGTGGCGTAGTATTGGTATATATAAGTACCAGGGCTGCCAGAATCTTCAAACTGCATTGCTGGAAGCGTAAGTGTAAATTCATTTGGAGAATTTATGTTAGTAGATATACTAATCCCTTGAGTTAAAGATGTGATTCCATAATCACTAGCAACATAGGTTGCTCCGCTAGGTGCTGTTCCAGATAAAGTACAAATCAATATATCTGTCCAAGTTGTTCCTTGGCTTGATGTTCCACAAGTAGTTACAGCTAATAATGGATCACTTACAACTGCATCTATAAACTCTTGAGACCTTGCTAAATCATAAACAGTATCATAAGACTTTGTTAAAGTGTAAGCAAACTCTATTAAATTTACGTCATTATTAACGCTCCCACTAGCTCCATTTGTCGCTACGCCAGTTATATTGAAAGATACACTTAATATTGCTCCACTAACAAGATTTGGTGCTGTCTCAAATCGAACACCTAATCCACCATTTATAGGGCCTACACTGCTATTTATTGTATAAGTAATAGGGTTTTGAACTACGTCTAAATCCGCAAATCCAAATTCCTGCTGAATTAAATCTGCTTCAAAAGATATGTTAATTGGTGCTCCGTTTTCATCTACCAAATCATACCCTTCAACGTAATTACCAAACATCAATCTATTACCCATAAGAGTTAAGGCTTTCGCTCTTAAAGGTACATTGTCAAATAGCCTTAGTATTTCGCTTTCTGGTAAAACCGTATACACCTTTCCATTACTAAATACAAAATCAACTTCTTGATTGTCTGCGTAACCGAATTGTGTTTTGTCAAATTTTTCTATAACATTTAAAGAAGGCTTGTCGCTTTCTATAAAAAGCAAGTCAATACCTACAACATTTGAGTCTCCAGTATTAAAGGTAACTTTAGCTGAGTTAAATGTATTTTCCATTCCAGTGTTACCTGCTCTTGAGGCATCATAAGAAAATGGACCAGGTTGAAAAGCCACTTGAGAGAACCTAGATATTGCACTATACTCTCCGTCTCTATATTTATATCTGTAAGCAAACTGAACGAAAGTGTCTTCTAAAAAGTTTTCAGTACCTGGGCTGTTAAATAAAGATACCGCAGGCGCATTGGTTGGCGGCTTAACAATAAGATTTAAATCTTCAGTTGTTATTTGATCTACACCAGCAATGGGTGTAGGGTATTCTCTGTTTATGTTTATCTTTCTTGGAGGGTTTAAGTTATCTGTAAAAATTAACAAATCATTAACCAAAGCCACGCCAGTGATAAGGTTTTTCTTATTGAAGTTTAAAACTGTAGTTGAAACAACATGATGTGTGAATAGAGAGTTTCTTACATTGTATGATACTATCATGTCATAATCATCAGAAGCCACAAACCAATATAAAACTTCATTAGTTCCGTCTTCATACGCTCCAATAGTTCTTGGATTAAGTAAATCTATCCCATTATATTCACCAGCGTCAACAAGTAAAGTGTTTCCTTTTGAGTTCTCTACTGAACCTATCTCTGTATCTTCAGTTGAACCTAGTCTAACATTTACCGCATCAATATATTCTCCAGGGCGAACAAGTCTTTCGTCTACAGATTTGTTCATTCTCCCTAATACAAAATTAGAAGATAGTTTCATTTATTTTATTATTTTTTGCTGACCTCTTAAATTCATTAATAATCTACCTGGATGTATGTTGCTAAGTCTTAGTTTTGAGTTTCTAAGCAACGCTGATTTTTCCTTTCTAGATCTTTGTACGATGTATTCTTGAACACCTAATTTATTGCTTAGTATCATGTATTTGATGTGGGCGTAAACGTATTCTTCAAATAACTTATTAACACCTACTTTATCATCATTTGGTATAACCTTGTATCCACCGTTTCCGTCTGATACATATTCATATTCATGCATACCATCTGATACATACTCTAGTACTATGGATTCTCCAGCTACACCAGAGCTAAAGTTTATAACACCACCAGCCTTATCGATCTTGAAAGTTGGGTTTTGGTTTGCTGTTTCCGTATTAAGTCCGTATCTAGCTCCAATAGGATACTCAAAGTACCAATCCCCATCACAGCAGTATCCTTCAACTCCGTAGTATGGACTACCTTCGTTTAGGTATATGCTTGGTGTTTTTTTATCCAATCTGTATCTATCAACCAAAGAGCTGTAATCCGAAGGAAGAAGTATATCTCCTTTGTGATCAAATAAAATTCTACAATTATTATCTTGAAGATAAGATTTAGCCCAATTGGTTTGAATGTTTTCAGTCAAAGGTAAAAGCACTCCATTTTTAAACATAGACATTCTAACCCAATTAACATAATCTGGAGGCAATACAAATCTAAGGTTATCACAAACATCTAGTTGTAATACCTTGGTTTCCTTAAGAGCATCGTAATTTAGTTCTTGTATTGCTCGTTTAGCAAAGAAAGTAACCTTATTTCTATCAATGTTATTGATAAGTTCATGATTACCTTGATACATTAACATAAAGTTGTTCACTATGTCTTTCAAAGAAACATACTGGTAACTTCCCCAATTTTCATCTTCTGGAACATTACCATTGTTTTCGTAGTATTGATATCCTGTTAAGTATGCCATCTTATCTTATTTCTTCATTGTTTTGTTCAACTTGTTCGTTTTGAGCGTAAGTGTAAATCTCATTCTCTCTAATCGAAACTCCTGCGTATTGTAATATTTTGTAAGCCACGTTTATCATATCACTTTTAGGCAGCTCAAAGTCTTGAAAGTCTGTTTGACTAGGATTAAATATAGGTTCTCCACCAACTAAAATTTCAAAAGTCCATTTAGGATCTTTAGGATATCTAACATAATTAGCCATAACTTGAGTAGCACCAGTGATAGTCTCTGGGTAAACAGTGACTGTATTGCCTATCTCGCTTGAAGTAGCACCGCCTAATACATAAGCTGGAAATATCGTGCTAGGAGCTGTAAGATTAGACATGTTAAGCATTGTAATTTTCGCTTGAGATACTCTTTCAATTTCTGTCGTTCCATTGTAAATAAGCGTATTTATTAAATAATAATCACTTGGTAATGAATAAGTATTGCTGCCAGTATTGGTTAGCGTAGCAACGCTAGAAAAGCTGTCTATCACTTCTTCATATCCTTTCTTGATATCAGCGTATCCGCTTCCAGATGATCTTAGATTTTCTTTTGTTATTTGTGAGTTGTAAAAATAAAAGTAATCCTCAAATATATCTAATTGAGCTTGTTGTGCATATAGGTTAAAATCTCCTGGAGATATGTATCCGTAATTATTTTTATTGATTACAGCAAGTACTATGTTTCTTACTTCATTTATCATTTTATAAATGTTTTTACAAAGATAAACAAAAAAAAGCACCCTAATTTTTTAGAGTGCCTTTTCAACTGAGAACAATAAAAACGAGAGAAATTTATTCTGATAATCTACTATCTAGTAGTTTGTAAGTTTCAAGTCCATCTTCAGAGTTCAAGTATGAAGCCACGATAAAAACCGGATCTTCTCCAAAAGGAACTGTTAGAAGTTTTGACTTGTTATCTTTTAAGTTGAAATAAACGTCTTTGCCTTTGTTACGCATACCAAGTAATGAAGCTTCAAAGCATCTTACAGCCATGTTCTGAATCTTAACCATTGGATCATCTATGGCTTCTAAGAACTCTCTAGGACTTCTTTTAGCGTAAAGTAGGATATCTCTTTTTAATTCAGCACTAGATAATTTGTCTACCTTTAATCCTAGCATAACTCTGCCTAGGTTTTCCATAATAGATATACTAAGTCCTTTTGCTGCAATTAAAGCGTCTACTTCGTAGTTTATAGTTTCTAAATCATCTTGAGCATCTTGCTCTTTGTCTACTTCAACAAATTTCTTTCCGTTATCTGGGTGTAACGACAAAAATTCTTGAAGCACTGGATTTTCTTTTGGCACTCTTAAGAAGCCATCTTCAAATACTATAGGTTCCATGATAAGATTTCCATCTTGTTCATCTTCAAATGGACTCTTTTGGTTTTTAGCATAACGAAGAGCTCTGTTTTGAGTTCCGTCAAAATAATATAAAGGTTTTTTTCTTTTATTGCGAGAAGCAATAACGTAGCTAAGAGGTGCTACTTCTCTTTTTAGTTTGTATACTTTATCAGTAATTGTTACTTGATTTTTCATTTCATTTAAATTAAAGTTAAAAAAAAGGGAGGCTACTCAGAGTGCGTTTGCATGCATGCCTTTCGCCTCCCTATATTTAGGTTAAATATCTACTATGCAGTAAATAAGAAGAAGTTGTTAGCTCCTAGTACACAAAGTGCTCTTTCTGATAAGAAATTCACTTCCATTGCATCTAAGTCGCTAGTCGCAGCACCACCAGCAGAACCAGTGATCCAAGACTTGTAACGTCTATCTTCTGTTTGAGAAGCACGATATCTAACGTGTAAGAAAGGTCTCTTAGCGTTTTTACCAAGAACCTGATCGTATACACTTGTAGATCCAGCTGGTACTAAAATACCATTTACAGAGTCAGAAGATAATCCGCCTCTCATTGTTGGATCGTTTAAGTATTTCCAATCAGACTTGTAGAAGTCATATCCTCTACGGAATCCTGTGAAACCTAAGTTAAGAGCCATTTCTTCATCGTTATCGAAAAGACCATATGAAGTACCGTTTGCTCCGTAAGAGTTTTGAGCAGCTAACATATCGTCAATGTCGAATCCGAAATCTCTGTTTAAGAAGATAACATTTTCTTCAATAGCTCCTTGCTTGTCAAGTCTATCGATAATGCTATCGAAATCTCCAAGAGCATCTGGATTTCCACCAGCCCAAACGTTTCCTCTGTTTTCTACTTCGTAGAAAAGACCTTTAGATCCACCTTCTCCAGCTGCACCACTTCCTAGTACAGTTGCAGCACCAGAACCTACTTCAGCAGGTACGGCTTCGATCATAGCTGTTTCTAAATAGTCGTCAAAACGTAAACGAGTTTCATGCTCAGACTTTAGATACCAAAGGTATCCAGTTGCGCCATTTTCAGTTGTTACTTCGATCCATCCGATTTGAGCCATATCAGAACCTGATACTGAGTACTTGTCTTTGATGATAATTGGCTTGTTGTCGAAGATGAAATCATCAGACTCTAAAGATCCAACCATTCCGTTAGTTCCTTTTTTGAATTCAGAACCATAGATAAATACAGTTACATCAGAGTTTCCTACTCCAGTACCAGCAGTAACTAAACCACCAGCTTCATAGAAAGATACTGTAAATTGATCGTTTGCAGTATCAACTGCAGTAACGATACCTTTGTTTTGTCCAGTACCACCGTTTTGGTTGATAACTAAAGTTTGACCTACTCTAATAGCGATACTTCCAGTACCTGGATTTAGAGTGTCATTCACTTGGAAAGTAGCTGTATCAGCGTTTACTATCGCTGCAGTACCAACTTGAGTGTATTTTGTGTGTAATCTACCTTGCTCAGCCCATTTGATAAGGTCAGAGTTGGTAGGCATTTCAGCACTAACTAATCTTAGGAAAGAAGAGATAGTACGGTTTCCATATCTCTCGAATTCTTTTTCGTAAGTATCTGGTAGATACTGGTTTAAGAAATCGAAATTAGTGATATAGTTTGAGGATAGTGCGACTTGTTCCGCTGACGGCTGTAAGTCGAATCCTGGGGTTGCTTGAACAGATCCTGCCATAATTTCTAATTTTTAAAATTTTTTAATTCTTTTTTTTAATACTTCTAATTTTTAAGCCTTTACCTGAATCCTGGTTTAGTGCTCTTATTTTCACACCTGCTTTTGGAGTAGATTGTGGAGATTGTCGTATATCCATATTAATGTTTTTACTTTTTCTGGATACATCTTCCACAGCTTCTGAAGCTCCTAGCTCGTAAAAAAACTTAGCGAACTTTTCTGGATTACTTGCTATAGACAAGGCTCTATGATATTGACTTGCATCTTTTAAGAAGCCTTCATCGTTTAGATGTTTTGAAATAAATGAATTAATATCATTCTTTCTTAACTGATCTACTGAACCTGGAGAGTAAACTACATTTTTATTGTCATTGACTTTAAATTCAAAACCTTTGAAAGAGTCGTTAAACAATTCGTTAGTCTTCTCTGCATAGTATTCATTCTTCTTACGATTAAGCTCTTGCGCTGCATCAATATCTTTATTAGCATTAGAGTTTTTTGCAGACTTATTATCAACCCCTTCACTAACCCTTGACTCAAGTGGCTTTAGGTAAGTTTCTTTTAAGTCATTAAAATACTTCTTTGCTTTTGCAAGTTCTCTTTTTTTAGATAACTTCTTTGATTTAATATCAGATGTTTCATCTAGATCTTCGTCAAAAGAAAATTTATCTTCCAATATAAAAGAAACGTCATCATCCTCTAGGTCTGGTTCCATTTCCTTATAATAATCAAACAAAAGTTTTTCTGGATCAGCTTTACTATAATCAGTGTTGATTTTAATAAAATCATCCAAACCCCTTCCAGTGTCTTTCTTAAACTTTAAAAAAGCAGATACATCTTCTGGAAGTTCTTCTGTTTGTTCTTGCTCTACAACGAGGTCGTCAATTGAATTGATTTCCTTGTTGTATCTATTTTTAATAAACGAAAGAACGTCTTCCTCGTTTAACTCTGAGGATTGAGTTTGTGTTTCTGTTTCCTGCTGTACGTATTCTTGGACTTCCTCGGTGGCGGCACTCTCAGTGCTTGATTCCACTTCTGTCTCTCCAGTACTTGCAACTTCAGTGCTTTCTTCATTGGTTTGAGTTTCTTGTTCGTGCTTTTCAAGCAACTCACTTTCAACTTCTTGAACAGACTTTTCTCCATTGCTGTCTACAGCTCTTACTTTAATTTCCATTTGATTTAAATTTTTACAAAGTTATACAAAATTTTCAAGACTTTTTTAAGCTATTATCTAGGCTCAAACTCTGATAAGTCAAATCCATCTAAAGTATCTTCATTAGACTCAAAGTTTTGCGGTGGCATTCCATATTGTCTTTGTTGAATTAATTTAGATTGTTGTGTATTTTGTTGGCTAATTCTTTCAGACTTAGCATTTTCTCTAGATTGCTCTCTCATGTTCAAGTTCTTTTCATCCACACCTCTTATAGCCATGTTGTACTGGAACTCTTGTTGCATTAATTGAGCTTTAAGCTGAGCTTCGTTTTTCATTTTTTCAATTTCAAATGCTACTTCTGCCTGTTTTTCTTGCATCTTCATTTGACCTTCTACTTGAATTCTTTGCATAGCAGCTTCTGAAGCCATCTGTTGAGTTTGCATATTACCTTGAATTTGCATTTGCTGTTTAAGCATTTCTCTCTTTTCGTCAGCTTGTTGTTTCTTTTGTCTTTTGATTTTAAGAAGCTGGTTAGCCATTTTAATATTATGGACTTCTCTAATGTCAATAGCATCTTCTAGACTAATATCATTTTTAGATAATGCCATTTGTATATTGGCTTCAAGCTGAGCTTTTTCTTCTTCATCTGGAGCTACTTGTATAAATATGCCGAAGTCATATAAATAAAGATCCTTCATCGCATCTAAAAGAGCTACATTGTATTTACCTATTTGCATAGCAAACTCTTCTGCAAAGTCAGCATACTCTAGTATGTCTGAAACTCTACAAGATAAAGCTTCTGCCAAGGTTCTGGTTAAATATAAGCTTGCATCTAAAACGTGTCTTGTTGCTGTGTTTGAATTTGCAGCAGCTAGTTTTTGTACGCCAACCAATGCATCTGGAGAAGGTGTTGATCCGTCTCTTGCCTCATTTATACCTGTTACATCACGAAGCATATTCAGATAATGGTTGTAGTTATTTATAAGTGCTGCCATTTTTTGTGATCCTGTGTTGCCAACTAAAGGCTGGATAGGAACTCTAGCATTATTAAAGTCTCCGTCTTGAGTATAACTTCTACCTACTACACTACCAGTTTGGAAGTAAAGTCTAAGCGCATCTTCTGGATTGTATGATTGACCAGTCCCCATGTCAACTTCATTGAGTCCATCAGCATCTAAGTACACACCATCTGGAACCATTCTTGAAGTTACCTGTTGCATTTTTAAATGCGTTATTTGAATCTGATCTGCAAAAGGAATCATTCTTCTAACTAAAGACTCTACGTTTCCTTTATAAAGTCTTGGAGATACAGCAACATAATTTGGCACAGCGTGTTGAGTGGCTGATTTTGGTCTAACCATATTCTCAGACATTTGCCATTTGAGTATAATGTTGGTTCCCATAACCATAATCCCTTCATACCAAACATCAATATTTTTTTCTATACGCTCAAAGTTTCCTTCCTGCATTACTTCTTCTGGCGGATTAAACTGATCGTCTTTCTCTATAATTCTAGAGCCACCATTTTCTAGTATTTTTTTCTTGTATACAAACTTATTAGTTGTCTTGTAATTAAAGTAAAGAAGTGTAGCGGTATCTTTATTAAACATGCTGTCCTCATAAAAAGAAGCTGTATTAAAATACTGATACCAGTTTTGACTATACTTGCTTATTTCCTCTAATTGCTCGTTAGTTATTGTTGGATCTATTTTTACAAGCTCTGTGATTGGAACTGTTTTTATTTCACCCCAATAGAAACAATCTTTATAGTGAGGATCTTCAGTATAACTATGTACAACATTTATTGGATCCACATAATTAATACGCACTCCGTCACCCAATAAAAATTCATGTTTAACCATAGCTGTACCTAAAACAGCTAAATCATAGTCACATCGCTTTCTAACATCTTGATAGTGGTTCTCGTCAAATAATGTATTTATAGCTTCCTCTTCAGCTATCTCCATAGCTGGTTTATAATTAAGCTGCATGTAGAGGTTCAATTCATCAGCAGAATTAGGAAGTTCTTCTGGATCTCCAGCAAAAGGATCAACCTGGAAGTCTTCAGATATTTGTAAAAGTAAGTCTTTCGCAACCATCTGTCCTTCTATTTGTTCTTGGAACTCATTTCTTTGTTCCGCAGAAAGAGCATCTTGAGCATAAGCTTTTACATTAAAAAGCCTATCAGACATTCCATTAACTATGATGTCTACAAACTTTGGTATGATTGGTACTGGTGTCCAATCCAAATTTAAATAAGACAAGTCTCCATCTATTGCTAATTCGTTTTTATACTTTTGAACCGATTGTTCGCCTCTAGCGTATAATCTAAGTCGAAAGTATTCCTCATATCTAGAATAAAATCTACAGTTTCCACCATCTTTTCTGAACCACTCATATTGTATGGCTTGACCTATCTGAAGCCCATATTCCATAGTTTTTTTCTCGGAGTCAGAAGCAAACTGTGTTGGAAAGTAGTTTTCTGATATGTTTATTTTAACATCTTTCATTTATTATGTTATTATTTGACTTATAGAACCTCTATTGTTGTATCTTGCAAAGTTAATCTTTATTTTTGACTCTTTTTTCTGGGGTGTATATAAATGCTTTTGACATGCCATTATAGCTAGACCAGAACTAATTGAGGCATCAAACTTAGTTCGGTTGTTTATATCAAACCTAGCCCAATCATTTAGAGTTCTTGTAAAATACATAGAACCCATTTCATCTGCATCCCTATGATTATTATCTAAATCCAAGCCTACATGCTTTTCTATATAAGACTCAATAGCAGCTGCGTGAGCTTGCTTTACGTCTTGAGAAGTATTAGGTATACCTCCTAGCTCTTTTTCCGTTGTAGATAGCTTATTAAAGCCCTTATCTGGTCTATTCATGCTAAAAGGTCTGTACCCTCTGTTCTTTATATGATATAAGAGTCTAGGTTTGTTATTCTCCACAAGTATAGGCATTCCATAAAACACACAAGCCATCAGTACATCTTCAAAAAATATCTCCGCTGTTTGAGGTCTGGCTATATATTCTAAAAAGAATTCATTACTTGGAGCATCATCCATATTGAATTTTGTAAGTCCATGCAAAGCACCGTTTGATCCTACGCCACCTACAGTTCCAGATATATCATAACTATCACAACCAAAAGCTCCTATATGTTCGTTGCCAGGATACTTTCTGCCATTCTTAATATAATAATTATTTTGCAGATTAACATTAGGTATCCAAGACACTATAAACCTACCTCTGTCATTTGGAGTCCAAACCACTTTAGAGTCTTTTATTCCGTCTTTCCAACTAAAAGAACCTCTAGTTAGTACATGGGATTTTATAAGTGAATCGTTATAATCTATTTGTTGGTATATTTTAGTTAGGTTGAACAAAGATTGTTTTGACTCGTCTCTAAATGCGTGAGACTCAGTTCTAGGGAACTGTCTATAGTATTCATTAAGTGCGTCTGGATCATTCTTTAAAGAATCAACTTCAGCTTCCCAATAATCAATAGCTCCCTGATCAATCATTTCTCCATCTACTCCCATCACTGGTTTCTCTGGAGTTCTAAGCACCGGGTGTCCGTAAACATCTATAAAGCCTTCCATATTGAATTCCATAGGAATAAACAAAGCATATAATCCGCTTTTGGTTTGACCGTTTGCGCTTCTTTTATTTACATCAGAGTCTCGGTATAACTTTTTAAAAGACTCACCGCCTTTATCTAAAGCGTTTGATGTAGATCCCATCATGCATTTTCCGATTATCTTTCTACCTAACCTAAGACAAGTCTTGGTTATTCTCCAGTTATTTTGTATATTGTTTGGCTTAAGCCATTTTCCTGATTCGTCATGAACAAGGAGCTGCAGCTTTTCGCCATCATATGAGTTGTCGTCTGTATTCTTCCAATCTATACTTGTATCAAGTCCGTCTAGCTCGTCATTATGAACTTCATACATATTTTTCTTAGTAATTTTACTCGCTGGTATTCTGAATGCCAATTCTGTTTTTGGCTTGTCCATACCATCTTGAATAGGTTTAAAGAAAAAAGGATAATTGTTAAGAATAGGTACGACTTTATCAGTAAACATTTTTTTAGCATCGCTACCTGTTTTTGAGAGTATTCCTACCCTCGCATTTTTAGTTATCGTTCCGATGTTATCGCACTCTTCAGATGCCATATATGAAAATCCAGAACGTCTGATCTTCAAATAGTTCATTCCAAAGCTACGGTTATCGGCTTTACACGCTTCCCAAAAAAGATAAAGTATTCTGTTAGCTTCTCTAAAATCTGGATATCCAATGTCTATCTTTGTCCATTGACAATACATATAATGTGAACCTGTCACGTATGTAGGTTTTCCGTTATTGCTGAACCAATAGCCCTGCTCTCTTTTATCGAACTCCGACTCTATATAATTAATCCATTGATTTTTAAATGAAGAAGGCATTTCGTTCCACTGGAATATAGTCTTGATTTTCTCTAGTGGTTTTGGTAATTCCTTTCTTTCCCAATATTGTTTTTCTTTTCTGCTATCTCTTTTGTAAGCATTACCTTCATGATAAGGAAGTGCAACGTAAAGTCCTTGTATTTTATATACGTCTCCTATCTTACCTGTCTTGGATATAACAACCATATCATACTTTTCATCATATCCGTATTTCCAACTTCTTGCATGATTTCTCCTGCGTAAAGTCGGTTTTGATACGTGATCGTATGATATCTCATACAGTTTATTTTGATCTTCTTTCTGCAAATCCCTGAAGGCTTTTTGTTTTATCGTTAGAATTGTTTTCTTCTAATATGTTTTTTTCTGTTTCAATTCTAGCCAATATTTCAAACGCATCGAATATCGCTAGTTTCTTAGTTGCTGCGGCATTTTTCAATCTGTCTGCAGCTAGTTCATCATCTGGATCAGGTTTTATTATTTTCTCTTCTGCAACTTTTATTAGCTGCTTTACAGCTTTATAACCTGCATCAATGATGTTTATTCTTATTTCTTTTGAGTCCATTATAATTTTATGCAAATGTTTTTACTTCTTACTCTGTAAAGTTTTTGGTCTTCTATAACAAACTCATATTCTGAATCTGGTGTAAATCCAACCTCATCGCCTACATTTAAATTATATTTACTTAATTTAGGATCAATGTACTTTATGATTCCAGTTAAATCTTCTTCTGAGTTCATCTTTGTATAAATAGACTCTTTAGCTTTCACTGGCTCTATAAAACAAAACGATCCATTTACCTCCCAACCTTTATCAGACTTATATAAGTAAAATTGATTGTCTTCTATAAAAAACAAATCGTCTTTCAAAAAAGACCTTCCGCTTTTTTCTCTACCTTTCATGTCGTAGTAGTACTTAAACACATTGTGGTGCACCACTAAAACATCACCAGGCTTTATATCGCCCTTATAATCTATAGGCGTTGAAACAACTTCTGCGAATCTATTAGACACTGTGTAATCTTCAACAGATACACTTGTTATAAATTCAGTTCCGTTTATTTCTTTTACAGAGTCATACCTTCTACCATTGAGAGGTTTGACTATAAAGT